CCCCGCTGGGAGTACCTTTGACCGGGGGGGTGGGAGGGGCAGGATGTCCACAGGATGGGCACAGACAGGCCGGGCGCAGGCGTGCTGGCCACCTGGTGCGCGCGCAGGCCGGGAAGCTGGGGCGCGTGCTGCTTTGCCCTATTGCATGACTTGCCGAAGTGGGTAAGATTGAGCCCAGGCCAGGCAATAGTGCGGGGCCACTACCGGCGAAGCGCCGAAAAAAAGGACTGAAAAATGGAATTTTTGAATTACACCGTTGGATTAGAAGCAAACAAGGGAAAAAAAATAGGGGTAATGGTTAAAGTTGAATTTAGAAAACTTGATGATGGGAAAATATGTTTGCAACCCGTATCGGGCCGCAGTTTATCGAAACTTAATGGAACTCGCATTATTGAAAAATCTGTTTTTGATATGCGCCCTAGCGACGTATATAACAAAGTACCAGAAGCTAAGTGGGCTTTGAATTTGTGCGGGTGGGAATTAATGACTGATGGTCACAAGGACAAAGAAGAATAATGCACTCCGCAAGCTCTGCGCGCAGGGCTTGCGGGCTTGCATTGTGCAGCCAGTGCCGCGATGCGCGGCGCGTCATTGATACCGGCGAAGCGCCGAACAAAAGGGGAAAGAAATGGACACCGAAGAAATCAAATATCCAGTAATTAACGCCAAGGGCTTGACTGAGATAAAAGCAATTTTGGCGAAACATCACAAACGCGAACCAGAGTACTGGACGCTGTCAATGATCTACGCCTGGGCAGCCGAGGCCGAAGCGAAGTTTGAAGATCATGGGGGAAAAATGTGCATCGAAATCCCCTCTTATGACGCACTGGGAGGCGCGACTATAAGCGTCACTCTTGCCGATACATCGTGGGAGATGCGCCAATAATGCACTCTGCAAGCCTTGCGCGCAGGGCTTGCGGGCTTGCATTGTGCAGCCAGTGCCGCGACAGCGCGGCGCGTCATTGATACCGGCGATGCGCCGGGACACCTTAGGAGTTTTTAAGATGGCCATTAATCAAAATCAAATTGTTAATATTGAACAGGCTAGATCAAATTTATGGAGGCCCGTTTTAGTTGACGGCCGAGTTTATGAAATCGACTCTATTTGGACCGACACAAAAATTACTTTAATACTCGAGACTCGAGGGCGCATGTATGCGCGTAATGTAGATATTACTAAAGCCAAGGTTTTTGTAATAGCTTAAATTTCAGTCCATTGGCTTGCTTGCAGGCCTTTGGAGTGCGATTTTGCACTTAGCCCGGCGAAGCGCCGGGACACTTTAGGAGTTTTCAAAATGCAAATACCAGATACCAGACTTGGTCATTATTATGTATCTGCAATTGATGCGGGTAAATACTACTTAATGTCTGGGCCATACGAATTACATCAAACGGCACTTAATGACGTTAAAAAAGTTCGGCAAATTTGCGACGAAATCCATCCTAAATCTATTTGGATGGCGTTCGGAACTTGCCGGGTAGAGATAAACAATAAACCCGGTAAGTTGCAAGAACTGGGATTATTTGATATTGGTTTGATGCCTGCTTAATGTTACTGCGAAGGCTTGCGTGCAGGCTTTCCCAGTGCGATTTTGCACTTAGCCCAGCGCAGCGCCGGGACACTTTAGGAGTTAATCATGAAAATCGGCGATACAGTAACAACAATAATTTACGGCCACAATGTAAAGTGCAAAATCTTGGCCATCAATGCTGGCGGCTCTGTTGATGTTCAGCGCTGGGACGGGAAATGTTTCCGTGTTTCTGGCTTGACTGTAACGGCCTAACAGTCCCAGTTACTGCCTTGCGAGTCAGGGCAGTGGCGGGAATTGTCCCGTTTACAAAGAAAGACACACCGTGAGAACCCAATACAACTCAACCCTGCCCAAGATTACCGAGATCGAGATCAAGACAATGGAATGCTGGCTTTCCACTGGTGCCATTGTCTTGACCGACACCGGATCGGAAAACTTGTACTTTGTAGACCAGTTTGAAAACCAGTTTTACTGTAAGTGCTATCCACAGTGACAGTCTCAGTTACTGCGCATTACGGTGCGCAGTGGCGGGAATTGTCCCGTTTACACTTAAAGGCAAACACGATGAAAACACCACCTAAGCACCAGCTTGCATTGTGCAGCCAGTGCCGCGACAGCGCGGCGCGTCATTAATACCGGCGAAGCGGCGATGGTCCCAGGTTGCCCACGGCAACGGGCGCCGCTCGGGCCATCATTACCGGGACGACTGGCAATGGCTGAGCGACATTAGACGGCACGCCAGCGGCACGTTTATTGTGCAGCCAGTGCCGCGACAGTGCGGCGCGTCATTAATACCGGCGAAGCGGCGATGGTCCCAGGTTGCCCACGGCAACGGGCGCCGCTCGGGCCATCATTACCGGGACGAGTGGCAATGGCTGAGCGACATTAGACGGCACGTCAGCGGCACGTTTGACTATTGATCACCCAGGCGCCCGAGTGGCGCCTGTAGTGCCCAGCACTGCGCGCAGTGCTGGCCAGTACACACGGGAGGATTTTTTGATGACCGAAACAATGTCAGGGGCAACCCTGCAAACACTGCGCGAGGCCTTGCACTTGACGCGCGACGACTTGGCGCAGGCCGCAGGCGTGCAGGCGCGCACCGTCAAGCATTGGGAGCATGCGCGAATGCGGGTCCCGGCGGACGTGGCGCACCTGGTGCGCACCTGGTGCGCGCAAGTGGAGGCACTGGCGCGCGGCACGGTGGCGCAAATTGACGCGGCACTGCGCGCTACGCCAGGCGCCGAAGGCGCGCCCGTGGTGCTGGTGCGGTACCGCACCGAGGGCGACTTGCGCGCGTGCTGGCCGGACTGGCCCGGTGCGATGCCTTGGGGGCTGCACAGTGCGGCGCTGGCGCGCGTGCTGGTGCAAGCGGGCGATGGTGCAGCGGCGCCGGTGGCGCTGCGCTGGTGGGACCCGGTGCCCTATGCGCAGTGGCGCCAGGCGCAAGGGCTTGCAGACAATGCCCTTGCGCGCTCGCAATGGGCAGCGAGCGAGCGCGAGGGGGATTTTTGAGGCTTGAGGCGCCAAAAACCGGGCGCAGCCCGGAAAACCGGGGGAAAACCGGGAGAAAGCGAGGAAAAAAAGGCTTAAAGCGCCAAAAACCGGGCGAAACGCTCCCGGAATAGCCGGGCTATGCATTGTTTTTTGGCAGACTGTTGTTTTTTTGACTGTTTTTTGCTTGATTTTAGGACGGTGACAATTTTTTAAATTGTACCTATTGACCTTTGAGGCTATGCGCTTTTGAGCTGATTTCAGGGGAGTTATTCACAGGGTTTCGGTGGGGAATGCGGGTTATCCACAGGCAGCGAGGCGGTTTGCAAACTGGGCGAGGCGGTGGCAAAAAGTGCGGGGCAACCCTAAGTTAGGGGTAGACGGTTTGGTCATAGGGGTGTAGGGGATTTTTAAAAAAAAATTTCGGCCTGTGGCTGGGGGAAAAATGCTTTTCAATCGGCAAGGCCTAGCGCGGCCTTGGCCATGGTCAAAACTGTGTGTGAAACAAATTGCTTTGGGTGATGCTGGGGGACAATGGTTTGTTGGCCCAAGGAATAGGCCCATTGGTAACGGTTAACTTCAACGCCGCTTTCATGGCGCACCAATATGCGGCGCGCCCAGTCTTTACCGTTGACCTGCACGGGCGCTTCGCGTATTTGCGACAGCTTTGCCAACTCTCGCGCCAGGCGAACCGGGTCTGCTGGAGGCGCCTCTAAGCGAGGCGTTTCTACGGCGGGGGCTTGATGGCAAAGCGCCTTGAACTGGATTGAGTTTGGCGGGCGCTCTGGCAGGTTTTCTATCGCCCACAAAATTGCACGCTTGGCCGCAGCATTGTGCAAAAACGGGTCCAAGGCATAGGCCCAACGGGTTTTGATTTCGTTGATGGGCGCTTGGCCTAGGCTTCGGTCCCAGGCAGCGCCGTAGGTTGCAGCCATTACGCCAAAGACGTAATCGACCGGGGTCTGCTGCGGGCGTTCGCTGGTTTGGGTGGTATGCACGGTCATTGCAGCACTCCGGTGGCCAGCACCATGGCGGCGGCATCGATCACCAGGCCATTGCCAAAAGCATGGTTCAAGGGCTGCAAACTGTCCGGGTGCGTGCGGCCTGTTTGCGCCTCCCAGCGCTCACGGGCCGCGCGGGCGTCTTGCTGCGCAAAAGACTCGCCCGGCCTGCCCTGCCCTGCCCTTGGTGGCCCCTGCATGCTGGCCAACACCCGGTCCGCATAACCGGGCAGCCACGCAATGGGCTCGGTGCACTCGGACTGGGCTTTGTCGCAAGCCGCCCGCATCTGGCCGACAGTCACCCCCGCATTGCACCAGGTCTGGGCCAAAGGCCAAAACTTTTTGCGGGAATGGATGTTGTTCGGGTCGACCACTACCCCCCATTCCTGCAAAAACACCTCGGCCCACTTTCCTGGAGACGGCGGTTTTTCGTCGTCGCTTTGCGCGCGGTGACGATTAACTTCTTTAGAAGTATGTTTATTGGTTCCGGTTCCGGTTCCGGTAGCGTCGCGTCCGGTGGACGCGACTGTCCGTCCCGTGGGAGTCCCGTGGGAGTCCCACGTCTGTCCCACGTCTGTCCCATGGGACATTTTGGGACATTCAGGGGTTTTTTCGGCCTGCGGCGTGCTTTCTGCCGGGGCAGTGCCCGTGGCGGCTGCTGGGTTGCCCGTGTTTTGGGCATCGGGCGGCTGATTTGGTGTGGGGAGTTCGCCTTTTACCGCCTTTTGGCGGGCACGGTACTCGTTTTTGCGGGCTGATTCGGCTTTTTTGGCCTCTACCATGCCCAAAACTTGGGCAATTATGGTGTCGTGATACATCTTGCCGTCTTCAGCGGTCCACCAACCCCGCAATAAAACGGTTTTGCACTTGTCAAACTGCTTTTGCGGCATGCCAATGCGCGCGCAGATCAGCGCCGGGTCGCTGGGCAGGCTGCCGCAGGGGGTTTGCTGCCAGGCGGTGCTCCATAGCATCAAAAGCCACGGTCGGATATCTGGGCTTGCCAGCGCCCACGTGTCGCTTTGCATGACCCGCTCCAGGTCAAGCTCAAAGCGCCAACCTTTGGCGCGTATGTCGGCGGGGTAAGGTGCTGGGCGGGTCATTGTTTGCCTTCAAACATAGGTTTTTGCGTTTGCACCAGGCACACAGGCAACACGTTTTTGCCGGTGATGGTGCACGGGCGCGCAGTGCTTAGGCGGTGCAGGCGCCCGGCGGCGATGAGGCTGTTGATGCGCGGCGATAGGCTGCTGGCCTCCACATGTGTGCCGTTGTGGTTGTTGTAGTAGCGCTGGATTTCCCTGCCGCTCAGGGCCCGGTCTGGCATGGTGTGGGCGTAGGTTTTGACAATGTGGTGCACCATCTCAAGCTGGCTCATAAGCGCCACATTGCTCAGGGCGCGATACGCGTCGGCCTTGGTGTCGGTGGTGGTGACTGCGGTTTCCATGTTCAAACTCCTTTATCTGCTGGTGGCAACGGCATTGACCGCGCCGGCATTGATCGCGCACTCGATAAAGACTTGCGCCGCTTGAGCATTGATGGCGTTTCCGTAGGCGCGCAGGCGTCCCACGCGGGCAGGAGCCCCTGTAGCCAGCGGGAATGTGCCGGGTTCAACTGGCCGCCACTTTGCATCGCGGCACAAGAGCCAGTCAGCAGCTCGCCAGAAGCCGTTAGCCGGGCCGGTTGCGGGTGGATTAGGTAGCGCACCGCATCCTGAATTCCCACTTGCCGCCCTTGCGCTATCCGTCTTTCTGGATCCGTTCCGTTGCCGCGCAAATTCTGCGGGCTCGCTGCATTCGGCGTGGGCCAGCCCGCCAAGGTAAACGCCTGCTCGCTCAACGGCTTGCCCCTCGTTTCCTCCAATCGGCCCGCCAAAAATTCTTGGGTAGCTGACGCACTGCGCCAGTCCCGCGCCGAGGGTGTCGCCCACGACGCCAAGTGAAACGCTTGGTCCGCCAGACTGATCTGCGGGTCCGTTGGCTTGCGCTTGCCCATGATGGGCGGCGCCGACTTGGCTTGCGTCATGGTTTTGTCTGGGGTGTTCCAGCCCGCCATGTGGCAAACCGCGCTCAATCCATTGGCGCCGTTTTCGCGCATCGCCACCAGTCCACGTTTTTCCGCATCGTTGCTTATCGGCGTGGGCCACCCAGTAAAGCCGGTCTCGGATGTTCGGGGCACCGACGCTCGCAGCCGGGAACGGGACCGCCCCGAGGGCGTAACCCAGGGCTTCCAGGTCATCTTGTACAAGGTCGATCCAAGCGTCTGCGTCCTTGCTTGCAACCTGCTCACCAAAGACTGTGACAGGGCCGCACTCTTTGATGAGGTGGTGGAAGGCTGGCCATAGGTGCCGCTCGTCAACAAACCCAGCGCCTTTGCCTGCCGCGCTGAAAGGTTGGCACGGGCAGGAACCGGTCCAAACAGGTCGGTCGTCTGGCCACCCGGCTTGGCGTAGGGCCAGGCTCCAGACTCCGACACCCGCAAAAAAGTGACATTGCGCAAAGCCGCGCAGGTCGCTGGGGTAGACATCTTCGATACTCCTTTCATCCACAATGCCGGGCGCAATGTGCCCGGCGTCTATCAGGTTGCGCAAAAACTGGGCTGCATACGGGTCAAACTCGTTGTAATAGGCCGCCATGGGCCACCTCAGCGCCACACCGCGCGCACATAGGCAGCGGCGTCAAAGCGCGGTTCGTTGGCCGCATGGGCGGCCAGGGTGTAGAGCTTGGGCGGGCAGCCGCGACCCCTGGGGTGCGCGGTGGCGCTGGCACCGCCTGCACTGGCGGGCGAGGCGTGGCCGCAAGCGGCAAAGCTGGATATCTGGCGCACTGCACCCGTGCGGCGCAGGTTGGCCAGGGTGACGCGGGCGCGCGCTTCGTCAATGCCTGCGGCCTGGGCCAGGTGGGCGACGGATGCCACCGCCATGCTGGGCAGCACGGCCAGCAGCGCAGCGCGGGCGGGGCCTGCGGGCCTCATTGGTCGCACCCCTTGCCGGTCAGGCCAGCGTCGCGCGCGTCGGTAAACTTTTGCCAAGGCACCCAGCCCGCCTTGGGGCAGTGGAAGCCCCAATCGCGGTAAACCGGCCCGGTGATAAACAAAGTCCAGCACGGGCCATTGGTCAACTCAATGCGGTGCGCATGTTTGCCACTGGTGCGCAAGCACACTTGACCCGCCCGGCGAACAGTGGCGCTCTCAATGCCACCGGCTGCGATGGTGTGCTCGGTGTACTCGCCTTTGAGCAAAATGCTCATGTTCACCCAGGGGTGATCGTGCAGAGCCCGGTCATCATCGCTGCGCAAAAACCAGTGCAGGTAAACATTAAAAAACCGATTCCGAGGGATAACCCACCAGCGCAGCAAATAGGGGTTAAGCGCACCGCCCACCACAAAATCAGGATTGCGCACGCGCGATGTGCGCTTGGTCAAAGCCTTAAAAAGACGGTCGTTCCATGTCATCGTGCAGCCCCAATCACGCGGCGCAGCGCGTCAATCTCTTGGCGGGCCAGGGTGAGCTGGCGTTCGGTTTCGGTTTGCTGGCGGCGCAGGCTGCTTAGGTCATAGCCGCGCTGCTGCAGCATCCAAAGCAG